TTAAAACTTGCTATAAAAATGATTTTAAAGATTACATTTCAATTTTAAAATATATAGATAAAAGGCAAACTGCATTACGTAAAAAATTTTTTACATAAAAGGCAAACCGCATTACGTAAAAAATTTTTTACATAAAAGGCAAACTGCATTACGTAAAAAATTTTTTACATAAAAGGCAAACTGCATTACGTAAAAAATTTTTTACATAAAAGGCAAACCGCATTACGTAAAAAATTTAACGTGTTAATAAACGGATTCGATTTTGTATATTGTTTTCATTATTTATTTCATAAGATGTTAATATATTAATTGTATTTCGTAGATTGTCTATATTGTATTTTTTGGTAATTTCATATGATTTTAATACGTATTCTAATGTTTCTTTTGATGTATGATAAATGCAAGATATTTTTATAATATTTTTGTCAAAATGCAATGATGTAATGTTGTTAAGGATTCTTGTGCCTTGTAACATTATTATATTTGATATTTTGTTTGCAACAGAAGAAATATATTGATTAAAACAATCAGGTGTTAAAAAATACAATAAATGTGTTTTGTATAAATAATATATAAAAGTAATATCTTTATGTAATATTTTTTTATCCCCCTGTTCTAAACACTGTGTAGAAACCAATTCGAAAAAATCAAGGTCGTTTTCACTAAAATTGTGTTCCGGCAAAAAGGACAAAAATGTAAATAGTTTATCAAATAAAACTTTGAATTTATGTTTATATGATTTATTATAACGAGTCATGTATTGATTATTGAAATCAGCAGATAACAACCAAAATTTATTTAATGTAATGTAATCGTCTATATAAAAGTAGATATTATATATTATATCATCTGGTAACGTCTGCACCATACATTGAATTTAAAATTAAAAACGTTTTTAATTTTAAATAATTAACGTGGTTTAAAAAACTGAATTAATATTTAATTAATAGTAAATACAAGAGGATATATAAATATGGAAAAATTTTATAGGAGAAATTTTATAACAGTGCCTGAAAATTTTTACAAAAATGATATTGATATGCAAATCATTGAATGGTGGGCGCAAGACGAAGCTGAAAACGAATCAGATAATGGTTCTGAAAATTCAAATGTTGATTCAAATATAAACAATGATGTTTATACAATTCGATGTTTTGGTGTAACTAAAACTGGTGTGTCAGTAACTTGTAAAATAACTGGATATAAACCGTTTTATTATATAAAAGTACCAAGTACCTTTAATTCCGTTCATTTACATCATTTTTTGACGTATATTGAATCTGGTTATATGTTGAAGAATTTTAAAAATCCACTTGTAAAGGAAAATGGTAAACATAAATCTGGTTTTGTTGAGAAAAAAGATCTTTATGGATTTAAAAATGGTAAAAATTATAAATTTGTAAAACTTGTTTTTAATAATTATTCAGCGTTAATGAAAAGTAGATATTTATTTAAAAAAGCGATTAATATTAGTAATGTGACCAAAAAACCTACAAAATTCAAGTTGTATGAAAGTAATTTTGAACCATTTATGAGATATTGTCATATTAAAGATATATTGATGGCTGGTTGGATTAAATTACCGAGAGGAAAATATTCAAAAACGCGAGATTCTGCGACAACTCAAGTAGAAATCCAAATTGATAGAAAAGCTGTTGTGTCATTAAAAGAAGTTCAAGATATTGGTAATTTTTTACAAGCATCTTGGGATATTGAAGTATATAGTCATAATAGAACCTTTCCTGATCCTGAATTGAAAATTAAAGATAAATCAGGTAATACAGTTTATCCAAATGAGATTTTTCAAATAGCAACCACGTATAAATATATTAATCGAACGGACGATTGTGATGAAAATGGTGTGTTAGTAAAGCATTTATTAACATTAAAAAAATGTGAACGTATAGATGATCCAAACGTTATAGTAGAAGAATGTAAATCAGAACGTGATTTAATTAAACGTTGGGTTGATACAATTTCAAATGTTGATCCTGATATTTTTTATACTTATAATGGAGATTCTTTTGATTGTATGTATTTAGTACAAAGAGCAGTGTTATGTGGTTTGGCATCAAAGAAAAAATCTGGATCAAAAGACGTATATTTTGGGTATGTATTACAACAGTTAAGTAGAATGACTGAACAACAAGCCGAGATTAAAAAAGAATATTTTAGTTCAAGTGCATATGGTGATAGTGAATTTAATAGAGTATATATTCCAGGTAGATTAAATTATGATCTTTTGATTCATTACAAGCGTGGTATGAAAAAATATTCTAGTTATAAATTGGATAATATTGCATATGAAGTTTTAAAGCAAAATAAGCACGATGTAAGTGTAAAAGAAATTTTTGATTATTATGAAAATGGTGATCCAAAACAGATAAAAGTAATTGGCGAGTACTGCATTCAGGACACAGTTTTACTTCAAAGATTAGTTGATAAACAATTAATTTTAACAAATATTATGCAATTGGCGAATGTTACATTTGTACCAATTGGATTTTTGACAACAAGAGGTCAAACAATCAAGGTGTTTTCTCAAGTTCTTAGAAAAGCTAGACAAATGGATTTCTTGGTTCCACATACGAATTTTAATGAAGATTCGTATCCTTTATTAATTAAAACAAAAGACCCATTGACATTTGATGAAACTAGTATTGGTGAATATATTGAAATTAATTGTGGTAAAACACAGATTGGGAATGCTGTAAAACCTTTAAAAATAATGGCTAAAATTTCAGAATTAATAGATGATACTAATATGATTGTGTTATCAGATACAGAAATTCAAAAAGAATTTTATAATATCAAGTTTACATATAAAAGAGAAGAATATACAATTTCAAGATTGTGGTCAAATGAAGATGCAATAGATAATAGTTTTACAGGTGCTACAGTTTTGGAACCAACTTTAGGAATGTATATTAAAGATAATATAGCTGTTCTTGATTTTGCTAGTTTATATCCTACAATTATGATTAGTAGAAATTTATGTTATAGTACTTTTGTTTTTGATGATAATTATAGAAACTTGCCCGATGTAAATTACGAAACAATTAAATGGGATGATAAAGTTGAATACAAAATGCGTCAAACTTGCGAAGGTGTTGGTAAAAGTGGTAAAAGTAAAGGACTTGTTTGCGGTAAACAAGCGTATTTTGAAATCAGCGGTAAATTTTATTGTCGTATTCACGATACTTGTAAAAAGACAAGAGAATCTGATGAAAAATGTCAAAAGCGAGATGTAAGTTATAATTATACAATTGTTCAACCTCACACTGATGAAAATGGGCAAGTTTGTAATAAAGGTGTTTTACCAGCACTATTAGAAGAACTTTATGCTGAAAGAAAACGCGTAAAGCGTGAAATGGCAAAGGCTGCTGCGGAAGGTAATAAATTATTGGAAGGTATTCTTGATTCTACACAACTTGCTATTAAAGTTAGTTTAAATAGTTGTTATGGATTTTTAGGTAGAGGACAAGGTAATTTAATCTTGAAAGAATTAGGTAGTATTGTCACTGCTGTAGGTAGAATGCTCATTGAACAAAGTAAAGAATATGCTGAAAATGATTTTATGGATTATATAAAAAAGAATAATTTGTTGCAACAAAAACTAGAATATAAAAATTTTGAATTAACAGAATCTGAAAAAGCAAAAATACTTGAGGCTTTTAAAATTTAATGTGGCGTTTTTTTAATATTTTTATAGAAAGCTTATGTGGCGTTTACGTTAAAAAAAATTGAAAAAAAAAATAAAACGGATAAAAATTACAATTATGTCTTGTAACGTCTGTATCGAGCCTTTTAACAAATCAACCCGCTTGAATGTTATCTGCAACTTTTGCGAATATGAAAGTTGCAGAGAATGCTATAAAACTTATTTTTCCGGGTTAAATGAACTAGCTCATTGTATGAACTGTAAAAAAGAATGGAACAATGAAATGCTTTTGCAAAAATTTACAAAAATTTTTGTTAATAAAACTTATAAAAAACACATTGAAAATATTTTATTTGAAAAAGAAAGTTTATTATTTCCAGCAACTCAATTAATAATCGAAGAAAAGAAAAAAAAAGAAGAAGCATCCAACCAAATCACTATTTTGGAAAGTCAAATTAACGAATTAATTTCTTCTATTTATGAATTGACTAATCAAGATAATGTTGATGAATCTTTTAAAAATGAATTAATTGATGATGTACAACTTGAAATTAGAAAATGCAGAATGGATATCGAATATTATCAAAATCTATTGAATAATAGTCAAATGACTACTGTACATATTAAAAAATGCAGTATGGAAGATTGTAGAGGATATATTAATACGAATTTTGAATGTGGTCTTTGTAATACACAATATTGTTCAGATTGTGATGAAATTAAATTATCTAATCATATTTGTGAAAAAGAAAAAGTAGAAACTGCAAAAATAATTAAAAGTGAAACAAAATCTTGTCCTAACTGTATGTCTCGTATTTTCAAGACCGAAGGATGCGATCAGATTTTTTGTACAGTTTGTAAAATTGCATTTAATTGGATTACTGGTAAAATCGAAACCGGTGCAGTTCATAATCCACATTTCTTTGAATGGATGCAAAACGGTGGTAATTTAGAAAGAAATTTATTGGATATTCAATGTGGAAGAGAATTAGATGCACCTTTTATATCACGTATTGATAGAGGGTGGTATTCAAGCGAAATTAAACAATGGTGTAATCAAGTTAAACGTTTATACGAACGTGAATTACCAAAATATGCTGGAAATAGAACTGTTAATAATCAAGACTTGCGAACAAAATATTTAAATTCAGTTATAAGCAAAGAAGCTTTTAAATCTTTGATATATAAAAGAAACAAAGATAGTAAAAAAAAATATGAAATTGCACAAATTATACAAACATTTATAAGTTGCTTTACAGAGATTGTATACAGATATGAAGATGAATGTAAATATTTATCTTATAATCACATTATTGGAATTAAAAAACCATATATTAAAGAATTAAATAAACTTGGAGATCATATAAACTTGTGTTTTTTAAATTTATCAAAAGAGTATAATTGTAAACCATTATCATTATCTTTATTCATTAATTAAAACACAATTAGTAATTTTTGTAAATTTGAAATATAATTGTAAACCATTATCATTATCTTTATTCATTAATTAAAACACAATTAGTAATTTTTGTAAATTTGAAATATAATTGGTTTGCATTGCATAAAACATTGAAACAAAAAACAATCCCGAAAATGTATTTTGAAAGTCATCTTTGTAATTTCCATGTATTCTTAATAACATGTATACTATAAAAACACATACAACAGTTTGTAAAATAATATATAATATAATATTATCACCAAACAATCGCCTATTTTTTATAAAGTTTATACCTTGGTCCAAATAATGACCAATCAATATCCCAGCTAATAAAAGAATAGATATTCTTTCCGCTAAATATTCAAGTTGCATTTATTATATAATAATATATAATAAAAAAATGATGTAAAAAAATGATGTAAAAAAATGATGTAAAAAAAATAATTGAATTAATTCATAATAGTTGAAAATTTTAATGTCAAGTAATACTGAATTACTAGATGAAATATGGTCGGTGTGTATATCTTCACATCCGGATAATACTGATACAATAAAAGAAACATTATTACATAATTTTATTGAATGTACAAATTGCAATAGTAATAATATCCAAAATATTAAAGATGACTTGATTTGTTACGAGTGTGGTTTAATTTTACAAGAAAATCGTTTGTCGTCACATCAAGTCTATGAAACTACACAGCCTATAACATATAAACCTAAAACTTTTAGTAAAATAAATCGAATGCAAGAATGGTTCATGTGGTCAAACGAAGAAAAAAATACTTATAAATTACAAGAATATGTTAAGGGTATATGTAATACATTAAATATATCTGAAAAGATTATTCCAAATATTATAGATACAGTTATTAATGTAATGAATTGTATTAAAAAAAATGATGGAACTAAAAGAGCACGTGTAAAAGATGGCATTATTATTACGTGCATTTATTATGTATCCAAAAACACCGAAATACCTTATTCTTATATCGATTTAGCTAAACGTATAAATTTAGATATTAAATATGTAACACGCGCTGAAAGACTTATTTTAGAACTTGTAAATTCTAAAAAATTACATTTAAATGAAATATCTATATCACAACTTGAACGTCCATATGATTATGTTGTCTCGGCAATAAAAAAAAACGATTTGAAAATATCAAACGAAATATTGATTTTAGTTCAACGTTTAATTAATATTTGCGAAGACAATGATATTTTATTGGATCATACACCACTTTCGATTGGAGTATCATGTTTTTATTATATTTTACAATTAGATAATATAGATGTTGATTTAAAACTTTTTTCAAATTTATATGACATATCAATTGTAACTGTATTAAAAACATTTAATAAACTAAAATCCTTTGATAAACAAATTGAAAAGATTCTTTATACGTAAAATGTAATTCTACCTATTTACTTTTTAGTATCAACTGGATTTTGATTTGGATTATACATTACCGGTCTTTTTGCACGTACATCTTCGTATTTTAGACAATAATCTTGATCTTCTTTACATGTTTTTGGATTTAAATATAACCATTTTGCAAAATCGTCTTGTGCATTTGGTATAGTAGTCGATGGCATTGTATAAAACTGTCTTTGCGAATTCATTTTACCAAATACATCATTAACATCTTTATATAAATTATTGTTAAAAGATGAATCTATTTGCTTTTTTATTTCAACATCATTTGTATCACATGCTTCCGGCCGATCAACTATTCTATTTGTAACCGGATCAACATTTAAAAAATCTTTCATTGTCGCATTCATAAAAGGATTATCTATAGTTGGAGCTACACATTTTTTTTGTTCTACACCTTTTTGTTCTACACCCTTTTGTTCTACACCCTTTTGTTCTACACCCTTTTGTTCTTCACCCT